AGAATGGGGTAGAGATTATGATGCTAAAGTAAAACAAGCTGCCGCAGTAGCAAAAGCTAATATGCCAGGAGTTTTAGATTTAGTATTACAAGATGGTACTAGAGTTGGTGATAATTCAGAAATTATAAAAGGCTTTTCAAAGATAGCCTCTATGTTTGCTGAAGATAAAATGGTTACAACTGAAAGCGAAAATGTTGATAGTGTTAAAAATATTGAACAGGAAATTTCACAAATGATGAATGATAAAGCTCATCCTTATCATATTAAAGGACATCCTGAGCATGATAAATCTATACAACAAATGCTTACAATGAGAGAAATGTTAAATAGTAATACTAAATAATAATTTTAATCCCTTGTATTATTATTAAAAATATTATAAGGGATTAAATATAAGAAAATTCGTAAGAACCTTATTGACAAGTAGCAAAAGACTCTAGTCTAAAAGACTTTAAACCTAAGAGATGCCTATCAATATTGATGGAGAACCTTTCTGATTTAATCAATAATAATATGGAGAGACAATTATGTCATCACAAGTAACTACAGCATTTGTACAGCAGTATTCTGCTAATGTACAAATGTTGTCCCAACAAATGGGATCGTTATTAAGAGACAAAGTCAGAGTAGAAAGTGTTACAGGAAAAAATGCTTTCTTAGATCAAGTTGGCTCAGTAACTGCTGTTGAAAAGACTAGCAGACATTCAGACACTCCACAGATAGACACACCTCACGCAAGGCGTAGATTATCTATGGCTGATTATGAATTTGCTGATTTAATAGATCAACAAGACAAAGTAAGACTCTTAATCGATCCGACTTCATCTTATGCTCAAGCTGCTGCTATGGCAATGGGAAGAGCAATAGATGATGTGATCATAACTGCTGCACTAGGTACTGCATATACTGGTGAGACAGGATCAACAAGCACAGCTAATGCGAATCAAATCGTACACGCTTCTGCTGGTTTAAACATTGCTAAATTAAGAACTGCAAAACAGACTCTTGATTTAAGTGATGTAGATCCTTCTATACCAAGATATATCATAGTATCTCCGAAGCAGATAAGTGATCTTTTAAACATAACTCAGGTAACGAGTTCAGATTTCAACACAGTCAAAGCATTGGCTAATGGTGAAATTAACACTTACCTTGGTTTTAACTTCATTGTATCAAACAGACTTGCATTATCTGGCACAACTAGATCATGTATAGCCTTCGCACAAGATGGTTTAGCTCTAGGTATTGGCAAAGATGTCAATGCTAGAATAGACGAAAGAGCTGATAAATCTTATGCCACTCAAGTGTACTACTGCATGAGCATCGGTGCTACTAGAATGGAAGAAGATAAAGTCGTTGAAGTACAATGTACCGAATCGTAATAGGAGGAATATATGGGAACTAAAAACTCAGATTTAGTAGCAAACTTAGAAGCTACGCCTCAAGTTGCAACTAGTGCCAACCTTCTACATGGATCAGTCCGTGTAGCACAAGGAACTATTGAACTTGCGGCAGGGGATAGTAACGATGACGATGTTGTTATGTTAGCACCGATTCCAAGTAATGCGACTGTAACCGAAATACATGTAGGTACAGACACATTCGGTGGATCTTGCACATTCAATGTCGGAATTTATACTTCCGCTGGTGTAGTCAAAGACGAAGATTGTTATGCAACTGCAGTAGCTGACGCTGGTGCAATGGCAGATGTTCGTCACGAAGTTGCGGCAATAGATACTGTCGGAGCTAAGATACACACTACTGCTGGAGACACTACAGATCCAGGTGGTTACTACTACATTGCAGCTACAATGGCTGCTGAAGGTGGTACTGCTGGAACAATGTCATTCAGAATAGAATATGTTGTAGACTAGAAAACAGAATTAAACAGGCGAGTAGAGGGAGACTGAACCTCGCCTGTTTAGCATGAAACAGATTAAAGATTTAAAACCTGTACTACATTTTAAAAAAGATAATTATGTGTACAGATATGTTCTTGTAGACCGGTTTCAGCATGGTCCTAAATATCATTATGGATTTGATGCTAAAGAAGAAAGAACAGTAGAAGAGATATTTGCTTTAGAAAGATATAGACAAATAAGGCGTAAGTATATTATAAGGAAGTAATATGGCATCAACAGTAGATATTTGTAATGGAGCATTAAATCAATTAGGAGCAACAACAATCCTATCCTTAACAGAAGATTCAAAAAACGCTAGACTTTGCAATGCAAGATATACTCAAGTTAGAGATGCCTTGTTTAGAACACATCCTTGGAATTGTTTACAAACAAGATTAGAATTAGCTGCATCATCTGATTCTCCGGCATGGGGTTTTACTTATGCTTATACCTTACCAACAAATTGTTTAAGATTACTTAGAGTATTAGATTACGATTCAAATTATAAAGTGGAAGGTAGAAAAATATTAAGTAACGCATCCACTATGAAAATATTATATATTTCAAGAGTTACCGATCCCAATGAATATGATGAACTATTAAGAGAAACATTATCTGCTGCTTTAGGTGCAGACATTGCTTATGCAGTAACATCTAACAATACAACATCACAAAATATGATTTTATCATATCAAGAAAAATTAAGAGATGCTAGATTTGTAGATTCAACTGAAGGTCAAAATGTAGATCAAGATTTAGGAATGACAGATGTTATAGATGCAGGTTCATTTATTAACTCAAGGTTTTAATACATGGCTAGAGTAGCTGCACAGCTTACAAATTTTACTGCAGGTGAATTATCACCTAGATTAGATGGAAGAAATGATTTATCAAAATACGCTGCAGGGTGTTCAAATTTACAAAATTTAGTTATCTATCCTCATGGAGCTGCAGCTCGTAGACCAGGTACAACTCATGTAGCTGAAGTTACTGATAGTTCAAAAAAAACAAGATTAATACCTTTTGAATTTTCAACAACACAAACTTACATTCTTGAATTTTCAAATTTAAAAATAAGATTTTATAAAGACAATGGTGCAATATTAGAAGGTGATAAAACTATATCTGGAATTACTGCTGCCAATCCAGCAGTAGTAACTGCAACTTCACATGGTTATTCTAATGGTGATGAAATAATAATTACCTCAGTTGTAGGAATGACACAGGTAAATAATAAAAGATTTTTAGTTGCAGACAAAACAACAAACACATTTGAACTACAAGATAAAGATGGAGTTGATATAAACAGCTCAGGATATACTGCTTATAGTTCAGCAGGAACTGCTAATAGAGTTTATACAATTACCTCTCCTTATTTAGAAGCACAATTATTTGATATAAAATTTGCTCAAAGTGCTGATGTAATGTATATTACGCATCCTTCACACGAAGTAGAAAAATTATCTCGTACTGGTCATACTGCTTGGACATTGACAGATGTAGATTTTACCAATGGACCATTCATAGATGTTAATACAACAACAACAACTTTAACACCAGCTTCCGCAGGTGTTGGAGCTGGAGTAAATATTACAGCCTCTGCTACAACTGGAATTAATGATGACCAAGGATGGTTGGCTACAGATGTTGGTAGACAAATTCATTTTAATGCTGGTTATGCAGTAATAACCGCTAGGACAAATTCAACTGTTGCAGTAGCAACTATTACAACCGCCTTTACAAATACAAATGCTATTTCAGCTTGGTACTTAGGAGCATTTTCTGATACCACAGGCTTTCCTTCTTGCGTAACCTTTTTTGAACAACGACTATGCTTTGCCGCAACATTAAGTAATCCACAAACAGTTTATTTTTCAAAGTCTGGTGATTATGAAAATATGGATGCTAACATTGCTGATACTGTAGCTGATGATGATGCAATTATTTATACAATCGCATCTAACCAAGTAAATGCAATTAGATTTATGTCATCAACAAGAACTTTAATTATTGGAACTGCAGGTGGTGAATTTGCAGTATCAGGGGGTGGAGATGATAATTCTATAACCCCAACAAATATATTAATTAAAAAACAAACAAATAATGGTGGAGCTAATGTAGATGCTGTAGCAGTTGGTAATGCTACCTTATTTTTACAAAGAGCAAAAAGAAAAATTAGAGAACTAGCTTATAATTTTGATGTAGATGGTTATTCTTCACCTGATCTAACTATCCTTGCCGAACATGTTACTTCCGGTGGAATAACTCAAATGGCTTTTCAAGGTGAACCATTATCAATTTTATGGTGCGTTAGAGGAGATGGTGAATTAGCAGCATTAACTTATCAAAGAGAACAGGAAGTCGTTGCCTGGCATAGACATATTTTTGGTGGAAGATTTGGTGCTGCAACAATTACAGTTTCTGATTATGCAAATATAGCAACTGGAACAAGATTATTATTAACTAAATCAGATGGTACGACAGTTACTTTTACTTCTACAACAGGAACTGCTGGAACAGATGAATTTAAAACTGAAACTAATAATAATACAACAGCAGATAATATTTATACTGCTATTAATGCTCACGCTGATTTTACAGTTGCCAATCCTGCCGCAGCAGTTGTTACAGTTACAGAAACATCTCCTTCGTCTACAGGATTTTTAACAATTAAATCTGTAGATGATACAACTAGATTAACAACAACAGATCAAGGTAAAGCTGTATGTGAAAGTGTTGCTGTAATTCCAACTGATGATACAGAATATCAAATATGGGTTATTGTTAAAAGAACAGTTAATGGATCAACTA